CACGACCTTTATGTTTCGGAGACACCCTACGACACGGTTCCACCAACCACACTGAAAAAGTTCGCGAGTGGTAAAGGAAACGCATCTAAGGATGATATGTATCAAAGTTTTGTGTCTGAGACAGGCATTGAAATCAAGAACCACATCAATCCAAAATTAAAGGAGTCCGACAATCCTGTTTCGGATGTCGTTGACTCCTTTTATCTCGCAAAATACTGCGCTATTGGATATCAATCACTCTGATTTCTTTTTCGGTTCTTGGTGAACATCGTCTTCCAAGTCCCAAGAATGTGAAATCTTAGAATCTGTTTTTTCTTCCATTGCTTCTGAATTTCTCTCGTTGTTCATAGTAGAAGTCCTCTTCTTCATACTCGCCTGTGCTATACGAATTCAAAATCTCACTGTGAGATTTTCTTTTCTTGTGGTTGTCTTCTCTGACTCGCTCTTCCTTCTCTTGTCGTTCTTTATTTGTCTTTGACATATCAATCTTCTTTCATTTCCGGAAACACTTCCACAACAAATTTCTTGGTTATTTTATTGTATGGATTTTTTCTTTGTAGTAGATTACACACTAGAACTGCCTCTTCCTCGTTCAACATCTCAAGGATTTGAGCAAGAAGTTGGTCCTTTCTTTGAATCGTACAGTTGGTATAACTTGCTTCAAAGATGTAGAATCTCTTCAGTTCTTGCTCTAGGATTGAAATTGGAGCTTCTCGGAGAGAGTTGTCGGGAGTGAACTTCGGACAGTCTGTCCTGTAGAACTTCACATTCTTGTCCAACAAATACTTTAGTAAAAGTTTCACTGTTGGTTTTGCGTTGTTTATTAAAAACCTCTTCGCTGTAACCTTGTCTTTCTGTTCAAGAAGTTCATTCACGCGACCCAAAATTTCAGTGAGCATAAATGTTGCCATCATCACGTTCCTTTCAAAATACACTCAGAATCATAGTGTATTTATTCAACCTTCCGTTGGGGACGGAGGATTTTGTTCGCAGTTCCTCCATCAACTTCTTCACCTTGGTGATAGGAAGTTTCTTGGAAAACGAGGTCTTGATGGTGTCTACCTTGCGAACCTTCTTTTTGGTTGAGGACGCTGGGTCAAAATTCAGAATGGTGGTTCCCCGAATCGTCAATTCTTGACCTGGGAATGAACTGATGAATTGAAGTTCCTTGGTCTTCGTGTTGTAAAGAACAACAGAAGAAGACCCAACGATGGAAGACGCAGGCATGGACTTGAGATTCAGTTCCGAAAACGACTCTTGAATCTGTGCTTTCTTCGCGACATCCTCGGCAGAACGAACTCTCTTCTTTCGTGGTTTGCGAACCCGACTCATATTCGCAATCTTGAGGTCGCACTCCACGATGAGTGACTTCAACCAAGAAAGATACTTCTTCAATTGTGGTTTCTTGAAAATGGAATACGCCTCCTTGAGGTCGGAGTCCTTTGAGGAAGATTCAATTTCCTTCACAATTCCACCAAGTTCTTCCTTGATGTATTTGCAGTGAACACCCTTGGTTTCTTCTCTCTTGAGAATGTTCAGTGCTTCATCTCCCGTATCCTTGAAACCGGATGAAATCATTCGGTCTTCAACATTCAGAATTTCCGCGAGAATTCCACTAGCTTTGTTGCGAATATTCTCTTGGATATTAGGCACGTTGACCTGAGAATCATCGGAGGGAGTTGAACTTTTCTTTGTGATGAGGTGGACGATGTATTTCTTGAGTTTGATTTCCTTTTCCTTTGGCACGGGAGCACCAAGGTTTAGCAGTCTCGCATACACACCCATGTCCAACCCCATGTCGTCGTCTCCGGTGTCGCCATATCCAACGTCAAACCGTTTGGCGTCAACCGACTGGAGGTTCTTGATGACATCCTCCTTCATCTTCTTTTTCTTTGCATACTCAAGAACCCACTTCTTCTTTTGCTGGTCACTAGCCATGTAGTTGTACCAGTTCAAAGCAAAGAAATATTTGCTTTTCGCCTGCTCATCCGTGAGTCCTTCCCATGTGGGTTCCTGTCCCCAATGGTATCCTTCAACACTTTTCTTGTCTTTTTTCTTTGCCATGTGTTCTAAATATCCTCCGAAGAAGTATGTATACGAAAAACGTGTTGGGTTCGGGATTTTTTTTATCAAGTCACTTGACTTGTCCGATGAACATAGTATACTTCAGTCATATCGGTTTTCAAGTGTCCGCAAAAAATTATTTTGGAGAAACCTATGAATTGTGAAAACCTGTCGTGTGAGGATATTCAAAACCTCGGTTCCGTCGTCACTATCATTCCGAAAAACAACAAGTTCGCCACGTTGGTGAACGTCGTGAATGATACCACATGGGGACCACAGATTCAAGTCATGGAGACTTGGAATCCCACCGAAGATACGAATGCCGTCTTCAGTGAGATTTCGTGGTATAAGGCAAGGGATATCGGGTATCTCACCTGATGGAAGGTAAACATGGTGCTGGAAAGGGGGACTCATATCGCAAACTTGACTATGACAAGTGGTCAAAGGGTTGGGATATGATATTCGGAAAAAAGAAGAAAAAGTCCCCCTCACCAAAGAAAGGAAAAAATGGACAAAAGAAGTAAAGTCATTTATGTCGCTGGTCCGATGCGTGGTTACGACAATTGGAACTACGATGCTTTCAATAAGCATTCCGAAGCTCTCAGGAGTAAGGGGTGGACCGTAGTCAATCCCGCAGAATTGGATTCCAACTACGCAAAGGAAGAGAAGATTGGCCCATGGCCAACCGATGGAGTTTTGGAGAGTGATCCCCACAGTTTCAACCCAGGTGTCAACTATCACCATCAAGAATTTCTCCGAGAAGTTCTTCTTCGTGATTTGACATACATCGCGAGGGAATGTAGTGCGATCTACATGTTGGAGGGATGGGAGAATAGCAAGGGAGCCAAGGCAGAATGGGCATTGGCAAAGGCTCTGAGCCTTGAAATTTTCTATCAAATTCCACTACCAAAAAACGAGAACGATGCGAGTTGAAACCCATGTGATCCCCGACGAGTTCACCGAAAAGGTTTCCGCAGCTTTTGATTACAAGTTTGACGGGAAATCCTTTTTTGAACTTCCTTCCTTTGTGAAACCAAAGGAAGGTTTTCATTTGGGTGCTATCGTGGGATCTAGTGGGAGTGGGAAATCCCAAATACTCAAACATCATTTTGGATATACGGAGCCTTCTGTGGAATGGGATTCACAGAAGGCTATCGTTTCTCATTTTGACACTCCAGATGTCGCACTGGAAAAACTGTTCGCTTCTGGCATCTCCTCCATACCGACTCTTTGTAAACCCTACCATGTTCTCTCCAACGGAGAGAAGTATCGTGCGTATGTGGCAAGAGTCATTGGGGACAACTGTATCATAGACGAATTCACCAGTGTTGTGAATCGTGAAACTGCGAAATCCCTTTCGGTCAGTCTTTCCAAATACATTCGCAGAAACAACATCAAGAATGTTGTGATATCTTCATGTCACCGAGACATCCTAGATTGGTTGGAACCCGATTGGGTGTTTGATTGCGACTCCAACGAGATACATAGTCAAGACGTTCGCTCAAAACTGAAAAAGGTAGCGAAACTTGAAATATACTAGACCCAAGATAGAACTTGAAATATACGAGATTCCCAAAGAATACAAGCGTTTCTTTTGGGAACTCTTTAAGAAACACCACTATCTTAGTGAGGAATTGAATGTCGCCGCGAGGTGTTATGTTGGGTATTGGGAAGGCAATCCCGTCGCATTTGAGTCCACCCTTTCGTTGCCGAGTGGAACCATGAAGAATGCTTGGAGAGAACATCGTCTTGTGGTATTATGCGACTACCAAGGACTCGGGTTGGGAAACACCATGTCCGAGTTCATGGGAGAATATCTGAAGAGAGACGGGAAACGATTCTTTTCAAAGACCGCAAACATCAAGTTAGGTGAATACAGAAACAACAGTCCCAAATGGAGACCCACTAGTAAAAACGGAATTCGCAGACCTGACTGTATTTCTCAAGGATTGAGTAGAGTATGGGATCCGTGTAAGGTGGACTTGGCACATCGTGTATGTTATTCACACGAATACATCGGAGAACAATCGTGAACATCTTTGTTGTGGAAAAAGACCCAGTTGAAGCAGCGAGGGCACTCCTTGATAAGCATATTGTGAAAATGCCTTTGGAATCCGCTCAGATGTTGTCCACCAATCATCGCGTCTTGGATGGGAAGGAATCTAGAACACCCAAGAACCGAAAGACCTATGTGTTTGACGATGAGCGAGAGCAGATTCTCTACAAGGCAACGATGATGAATCACCCATGTACGGTGTGGTCTAGAAAAACTCTCGGTAACTACAATTGGTTGTGTATTCATGGGATTGAGTTGTGTGAGGAATACACTCGCAGGTATGGCAGAGAACACGCCTGTAAAAAGGTGATTGACTGGTGTTTTCTGAATCCACCAAAAAACATCCCGATGAACACCCGTATCACGCCTTTTGCTCAGGCGATGCCAGAGAAATACAAGAACCATGATGCGGTCATCGCGTATCGCAATTACTATATTTACGAGAAATTTAGTATTGCCAAGTGGAAAAACTCAAAAACGCCCTCCTGGTTTTTTCAAAAAAATTCATATAATTTTTCGCAAACTCTTATAAATAACCCGTGAGGTTTTATGCCATTTTACAATTACAAATGTAACAAATGTGAGCATGCTTGGGATGACTTACTTCTTCTCAAGAACCGTGACAAACCCTGTAAATCTCCGTGTCCAAAGTGTAACGAAAAGAAATGTGTTGTTCGTGAAATTGGAGCACCTATAATGAGTGAACCACATAAGATGGGATTGAAAAGACCCGATCAAGGATTCAGGGAAGTCATCTCAAAAATCAAGCAACATCATCCGAAAAACACAATCAGGGATTATTGATGCCTTTTACTCATGTAAAGACAGGTTACGAGCCTTTGGACATGAAGGTGATGGAAACTTCCTTCGGGAGATTCTACGAATCTCCAACCAAAAAGGGGAAGTGGTATCCCTCTGTCACGACCGTGACCGGCCACGCAAAACAAGAATTCTTTGCCAAGTGGAGACAAAAGGAAGGAAACGAAAAGGTTCTGAAATACTGTCAGGACCGAGGAAACCTTCTTCACGAAACCATTGAGCATTATCTCAACAACGACAACGAATACGTTGACGCACTCTCCCTTGTTCAAAAGAGACACTTCATTCAGGTGAAGGAAAGTTTGGACAAGATTGACAACATTCGTGCCTTGGAGGTTCCTCTGTGGTCTGATGTCCTTGGTCTCGCTGGAAGGGTTGACTGTATCGCAGAGTTTGATGGCAAACTTTCGGTGATTGACTTCAAGGGTTCCACAAAACCAAAGAAGGAATCTTGGATAAAAAATTACTTTGAACAAGCGACTTGTTACAGTATAATGTGGAAGGAACGATCGGGCGAGAGAATTGACCAAATCGTGGTCATCATCTCTTGCGACGACGGAACCAACCAACTCTTCGTGAAGGATTGTAGAGAATACGTCCCCTCATTGAAGAAAACCATTGAGAATTATTGGGATGATATCCTGAAGAATCAAGATTTGTTTTCCTCACATGAACTGTTGGAAGACACCAAGAGAGAACTACAGGAAAGAGGAGTGTTGAATGGGCTCGATTCTTAATCTTCAAAAAAGATTCGCAGAAGAGGTTGAAGGTATAGTGAGTAAAGGTAAATCGTCGTACATAGAAGCGGTCATAGATGTGTGCGAAAAGCACGGAATAGAACCGTCAAGTGTGGCGAAATTTCTACCAAAGAACATGAAGGAACGATTGAAGGTAGAGGGTCAAGATTTGAACCTGATACCGAAAGATCGTAAGCAAAAGAGATTGCCTTTCAAGTGAGGTTTATGAATGTTTGTCATGGAAAAGAATGAAAAAATCTCGGGGTATGATGCTTATTGCTTGTACATATCCCTGAAGAGCCACTTCAACACGAAGAGTTACGACTTCTTCAAGTATGGAAAGAAGAAGATCAAGACCAATACATACCTGTCCCGCTCCGATCGCATATTCTTCGACAAACTCGCGAAGAGGTACAAGGAACAGGATTTGGTGGGTATCATAATAGCAAATCTGTTGGACAACAACCACTTTTGGGTTGGTGACTTTCTGTCGTCCGATTCAGAAGAGGTGTTTGTTCAATGGAAGAGGCGCACAGAAAGTTTGGAGTATGTGTTCAAGCAGGAGTGTGATGCACTCTTTGATTTCTTGGAGCAATCCAAATTGAAGTTTGATGATATGTTCCGTTGTGAGAATGGGGACCACCCGATTCTTCTGAAATTTCTACTGAGAAAGGAGGTGTCAGCAGAGACATTCGCGATACTCAACATCCTCGTCGGATTCCTCAACAAGTGGAACGATAAGATGTCTGATGATCCTGTTTGGTCTGAAGTGGGAGTTCGTTATGCTAAATACGAGAAGTTCTTGGCATTCAACGAAGACAGGAAAAAGAAATTCGGGAAAATCGTGGTTGACAAGGTGAAAGAACGGAGTATACTATAATACGTTTCATACATCGTACACGTCGTACACAAAGGAGATACTTATGAGTTTTAGTCAATTGAAAAAGAAGTCGCAAGCAAACATCGATGCTCTCTCAAAGGAGATCGATAAGATCAGCAAGGGATCGGAGTCCTACAAGGACGATCGCTTTTGGTCGCCAGAACGAGACAAGAGTGGAAACGGATATGCTGTGATTCGTTTCCTTCCCCCAGCCGAAGGAGAGGATCTTCCGTGGGCACGCATGTTCAGCCACGGGTTCCAAGGAAAGGGTGGATGGTTCATCGAGAACTGCCCAACCACCTTGGGTCTTCCTTGCCCGGTTTGTGAGGGAAACAACGAGTTGTGGAACAGTGGTGTGGAGTCGGACAAGGAGATCGCTCGTCAGCGAAAGCGCAAGTTGAGTTACATCTCCAACATCTATGTCGTTTCGGATCCTGCAAACAAGCAGAACGAAGGAAAGGTCTTCCTCTACAAGTACGGAAAGAAGATCTTCGACAAGATCAGTGAGAAGATGAAGCCTCAGTTTGAGGACGAGTCCCCGATGAATCCCTTTGATTTTTGGGCAGGTGCCAACTTCAAGTTGAAGATTCGCACTGTTCAGGGATATGTCAATTACGACAAGTCGGAGTTTGATTCCCCCGAAGCATTCCTTGAAGGTAACGACAAGGATCTTGAGAAGATTTGGGGAATGCAGTATTCGCTGCGTGAGTTCACAAACCCAAGTCAGTTCAAGAGTTACGAGGATCTTTCTTCCAAGTTGAAGCAGGTTTTGAGTGGTTCAACTGCTGGCAAGGCATCTGTAGCCGAAGAGAGTGAATCCTCCTTTGAGAAGGCATTCCCCTCGAAGCCCAAGAAGGAGACTTTTGACTCCGACGAGGACGATGATGCCATGAGTTACTTTGAGAAACTCGTCGATGACGAATGATTGAAGTATTTGTAATGTGTGGAAGACACCCCTCTTGCGAGGGGTGTTTTTCATAAGGTATGCCTGCTTCGCAGTCTACTCGAAGAAGGATCTATTGCTTTGGTTGGTCTAATGACAGTTTCACCAGCGTAATTGTTGTTCACTATATTATTGTTTGTGTTTGTAATTGCAGTGACCATTCTTTGTTGTTTTTCTGCTTCTGCCATTTCTTTTTGTTCTTTAAAAGCTAGGTAAAGTTGTTCCATTTGATTGGGGGAAAGGTTCACATTGCCAGATTCTATCAAGTCAGAAAGTCTATGCATAGGATCCTTCTCCACCATACCGATTGTTTCTTGGATATCCATAGTAGGAGCAATGGATTCAGGATGGAAAAAATTCATTAATTTTT